AAGGCGGTCAAAAGAACAGAGATGTTGTTTATGCTCTCCCGACCTTAAATACTTCCTTGCGTTTGGCTGCCTACATAGGCAGAACACATCTGCCTAAATCAAATTGGGAGGTCAAACACAATGGAAAGAATTATTAAGCGTGGCGACATCTATTACGCAGAGCTTAACCCCGTTATCGGCTCGGAGCAGGGCGGCAAAAGACCTGTACTTATCATTTCTAACGATATTGGAAACAAGCACAGCCCTACGGTTATTGTCGCTCCAATCACAAGCCGAGTACACACAAAAGCAAAATTACCTACGCATACCTTAATTAAGGATTTTGAGGGTCTGGATAAAAACTCAATTATCCTGTTTGAACAAATCCGCACCATAGACAAACAACGCCTGCGTAAATATGTTGGTATGCTATCCACAGTCATAATGGCAAGAGCCGATAAAGCTCTTGCCATTAGTATTTCTTTGAGGGAGGTCAATAATGAATGAAATTAAGGTAGATAAAAATGTAGCGGCTCTGAAACTCATTGAGATACTTCTTGAAAAAGGAATGATAAATCAAGCCACATATACAAATATCGTGAAACACGCAAATTCGCACATTTCACAGGCGGCTTGATAATCAGTACAATATATTCAGAAAAATGAATTGGAGGTATGCTTAATGAACACAGCAGTAAATGAATATAATTACAGATTTAAGCTCACAGATTATTCTCTGTTTGACAGAAACAGAGCCAGAAAAGTTGCTATTTATGGTCGTGTTTCAACAGAACACGAAGCACAGTTATCTGCATTGGAAAATCAGTTACAATGGTATGATGACCAAGTAAAATATCATCCGAACTGGACGGTCTGTGAACGATATATTGATGAAGGTATCACGGGAACACAGGCAAAAAAACGCCCTGCCTTTTTGAAAATGATTGAAGATGCCAAGCAAGGTAAATTTGATTTAATTGTTACCAGAGAGGTATGCCGTTTTGCACGAAATGTTGTGGATACCCTTGTTGTTACAAGAGAGTTAAAAGGCATAGGCGTTGAGGTGTTTTTTATCGACGATAATATTTGGACAATGGACGGAGATGGAGAACTGCGGCTATCTCTTATGGCAACATTGGCACAGGAAGAAAGTCGCAAGACTTCCGAGCGTGTAAAAGCAGGTCAGAAAATCAGCCGTGATAATGGTGTTCTCTATGGAAACGGTAATATTTTAGGTTATGACCGTGTTGGAGATACCTATGTTATCAATGAGGAACAGGCAGAAACGGTCAGAATGATATATGATTTGTATCTGCAAGGTTATGGCTCGATGAAAATCGCAAAGATTTTGACGGAGCGAAAAAGGAAAACAGCTTCTGGACTTATAAAGTGGAGCGTTTCAAATATTATGAGAGCGATTAAAAATGCCACTTACACAGGAACAAAGTGTTACAACAAATCCAGAAGCAATAACTTTTTAGAGCAGAAGCGAATAAACAATCTTGATATGTCCACTTATGAATATGTTGAGGGTGATTTCCCTTCTATTATTTCTCAAGAGATATGGAATAAAGCACAGGCGATAAGGGAAAGTAGAGTAAAACCTGTATGTGTATCGGCAGGGAAAAACACACATAGTAAGCGTGATTCACGAGATATATGGGTCAATAAGCTACGTTGTTCCTGCGGCTCATCATACCGTAAAAATAAATGGCATACGAAATTGGACGGAAAAACCTCTTACGGTTATCAATGCTACAATCAGCTTAACAACGGAATTAAACGGAAAAGAGCTGAAATCGGTTTAGATACTGAGGGATATTGTGACAGCAGAATGATAACCGATTGGAAACTCGATTTTATGGCAAAAGCTTTGTTAGAGCATCTCTGGACGGAGAGAAAAGAGTCTGTACTGATTGCGTTAGACCTTATTAAGTATTATTATAAGGAAGAAAAATCTAACGAAACTCAATCCGATACGGTAACGATACAGGCGAAATTGGATAAGGCAAATAGCAGACTGACTAACTTGATTGCTATGAGAGCTGATGGAGAGATTTCCAAGGACGAGTATCAAGCAATGAGAAGTCCTGTCGATGAAGAAATCAAGAAACTTCAAAAAGCACTTGATGAAATTCCACAGGAAAAAAGCAATCCGAAAGGATTGGATATAGAGGGTATCCGTTCCACTCTGAACAGCTTTATTGATTTTAGTGGTAGCACTATCAGCCACGATGTTGTCAATCAGTTTGTATATCTGATAACACCGACATCGGATACTACATTTGATTGGTATGTTAATCTGAATGGGACAGCAGATGTGAAAGCAACCTTTACAGCGGAAGGCAGAAAGAAAAACTGCATTATCAAATTGGAGGAAATCGAAAAGATTTCCTCGGTACATAGGGAAAAGAATGAGGACAATGCTCATTTCATTAAAAACCCCCATATTTTTACCTATCTGCACAGGCGGCGGATAAGCCTGCTGCCCCCGGCACCCCTGTTCTCTGCACCAGCTGGTCTGAGGCGGTGGAGAAGCTGGGCTACTCCGACGACTGGGCAACCTACACGCTCTGCGAATTCATGTATTCGCACTTCAAGCTGTTCGCCTGCCAGCCTGTCATTTTCTGCAATGTTCTGGATATCGCCACCGCAAAGGAGGCGTCTGCCGCGGCTGATGTTGCGGTGACGGAGCACAAGGTGAAGCTTCCCATCGCGGCCATCAACGATTCCGCGCTGGTCATCAAGCCTGCCGGCGGTACCGGCTCTGCCTATGTGTCCGGCACCGACTATAACGCCTATTACAGCGGCGAGCATCTGGTAGTGGAGCTGCTGTCTACCGGCAGCGCCTATGATGCCGAGCAGGTAAACATCGCCTACAACAAGGTCAAGGCATCCACCGTCACCGCATCTGACATCGCCTCCGCGATGGAGAATGTGGAGCTGTGCCTGACCCTGCTGGGCATCGTCCCCGATCTGCTGTGCGCCCCCGGCTATTCTCAGCAGTCTACCGTGGCCGCTGCGATGACCGCCAAGGCAGGCAACATCAACGGCCTGTTCCGCGCCAAGGCGCTGATCGACATCGACTGCGGCGCTTCCGGCGCGCGTGCCTATTCCGATGTTCTCACCAAGAAGAACGCCGCCAACATCGCCGACGAGGACGAGATCGCCTTCTGGCCGATGGCGAAGCTGGGCGATTATAAGTTCCACCTGTCTACCCAGATGGCGGGGCTGATGGCGCAGATCGACACCGGCAACGGCGGCTGCCCCTACGAGTCTCCCTCCAATAAGGGGCTGCAGTGCGACGGCCTCTGCCTGGAGGACGGCACCGAGGTCAACCTGACGCTTGCGCAGGCCAACTACCTCAACGGCATCGGCGTGGATACTGCGCTGAACTTCATGAGCGGCTGGGTGGCGTGGGGCAACTACACCGCCTGCTATCCCTCCAACACCGATGTCAAGGATTACTTTATCCCGGTCAGCCGTATGTTCGGCTGGGTCGGCAACTCCCTCGTCAAGACCTTCTGGAGCAAGCTGGACAAGCCTATGACCCGCCGCCTGATCGACACCGTTCTCGATTCCGCCAACATCTGGCTCAACGGTCTGGTGGGTATGGGCTACCTTCTGGGCGCTCGCGTGGAGATGCTGGAGAACGAGAACCCGCTGACCAACCTCATGGCCGGCATCATCAAGCTCCATGTCTACATGACGCCGCCCTCTCCTGCTCAGGAGATCGACTTCGTGCTGGAGTATGACGCCAGCTATGTCACCAGCGCCCTGCAGGGCTAAAAGGAGGTTTGAATCATGGATCAGAGCATTATCAACTTCAAGGTCTACGAGGACTCTGTTGAATATGTCGGTATGGCACAGGCGACCCTGCCTGACCTGACCGCGCTGACGCAGTCCATCTCTGGCGCCGGCATCGCAGGCAATGTGGAGTCGGTCATTCTCGGCCACTTCGACGCGATGACGCTGGGCCTTAACTTCCGCACCGTCACCGATCAGAGCGTGAAGCTCTCCGAGCCTCGCCGTCACACCATCGACCTGCGCGTTGCGCAGCAGGACGAAGATGTCGTGGCAGGCAAGGTGGTCGTCCGCGCCGTCAAGCACATTCTTGTGGTCATTCCCAAGAGCGACAAGGGCGGCTCCGTTGCCCCCGCCGCGCCCTCCAACGGCTCCGGCGAGTACGCCGTCCGCTACTGGGCGACCTACATTGACGGCAAGAAGGTGCGTGAGGTCGACCAGCTCAACTTCATCTGCTATGTCAACGGCACCGACTACCTGGCCGACGTCCGCAAGGCGCTCGGCATGTAAGAGACCTGACAAAAGCCCGGGGCGGAACATCCGCTCCGGGCATCTTTTTGAGATTTGAAAGGAGTTATCACCATGGCTGATATCAACAAGACCGTTGTTCCCGCCGACGCTTTCTCCACCGTCGATCACGACGAGTACGCCGCCGCCGAGGCGCAGGCCAAGGAGAGCGTAGGCAACTACACCCTCAAGCTGAAAAGGCCCTTCACCTACGAGGGGCAGACCTTTGACGAGCTGAACTTCGACTTTGAGGGGCTGACCGGCGATGACGCTCTTGCCATTGAGGACGAGCTTCAGGCCATCGGCAAGCCCACCATCTCGCCTACCTTCTCCGGCCAGTTCCTGGTGCGCATGGCGGCGCGAGCCTGCACCAACACCATCATTGACGCCAGCGGCCGTCCCCGCCGTATCGGCGACGACGCCCTGCGCGCCCTGCCCATCTTCGAGTTCAACCGCGTCAGAGGCAAGGCCCGCTCTTTTTTGCTGGCATCGGAGCTGTAACCGGCGACGGCGGCGTCTGGCTCCGCAGGCAATGTCTTACGATGGCGAAAAACAATCAGACCCCCGTTTCCTACTGGCTGTCGCTGCCCCTGCCGTCCCTGTGCAAGTGGATCAAAGTCAGCAACCAGCTTGTGAAGGAGGCGCGGGAGCGACGCAAGAATAAATAAATCTGAAAGGAGGGCCGTCTATGGCAGGCCGCAAAGAGTATGAGATGCTATTCCAGCTGAACGCGCAGCTTGGAGGCAGTTACAGCAAGACCTTTAAGGCCGCTCAGCAGGAAATTGTGTCCATGCAGAAGGAAATCCAGGCCCTCTCCAAGACACAGGCGGATATTTCCGCATTCCAAAAGCAGCAGGCAGCCGTGGAAGCGACACGGAAGCGGCTGGAAATGCTGCGGCAGCAATATGACAATATCCAGCGGGAGATGGAGGAGACCGGCAACGAGTCCGCCGACATGAAGAACAAGCTGCTGGCAAAGCAGCTTCAGATCGACAAGACCTCCGCCTCGCTGGAGAAGCAGACGGCAAAGCTGAACGAGCTGAGCGGGGCTTTGGAAGAGGCGGGCGTCAATACCGACGACCTCTCCCACAGCTCCGAGCAGCTTGCCGGCAAGATCGACACGCTGAAAAAGAAGCAGGGCGAGGCCGCCGATAAAGCTATGACCTTCGGCGACAAGGCGGGGCAGGCCTTTAATCAGGTACACGAGGCCATCGTGGCCGCAGGTATCGCCGT